AAAGATATAGTAGGTAAACTAATTATTAAAACAGATGCTATTACCAGTATTGATAGTATAAAAATAGTAACAGTTGAGTATGATGATGCTACTACATCTTATCTTATAACTGGTCAAATTAATGGAGATATTGATGTATCTGGATCTATTAAATGCGACATTAAAGACATTGCAACTATAATCATGAATGTAAATGGAAGTGATGAAGCAAGTCCTTCACCTGGTTCCGAGACGTTAATAGACAGTAGTAATGGTCAAAGTCCTGATTCTAGTACTGGTACTGGTACACTAATAGACAGTAGTAATGGTCAAAGTCCTAACTCTGATAAGGATGTTGATAGTAAAACACCAGATATTGGTAATATAACAACTAACATCGCATTAGAAAAGCTAAAAGAAGCATTTCAATTACATATTGATGGTGCAAAATTAATAAAAGAAATAGAAGATGACGTTAAACATAGTATTGAAAATAAAACACTGGAAGCAGCAATAGAAGAAAAAGCAGATAAAATAAATGGATTTTTAGATAAATATATTCCTTTACATAAATCTCTTCAAATGTATTATGATAAAAAATCATCAAATAAAAATAATAATAGTATAACTGTTAAAACCTTAAATATAATTAAATATATAAATGATTTTATGCTACAAGTTTTACATTTAAGCCCGGGTATGGGTATATTTAATGTAGGTTATGATTATAATGTTAAAAAAAATGCAAATATAAAAATTAATTATACATTATTAAATTCAATAGCCATTGATTATAGTGTTATAAACAGAGAAGAATTTATAGAATTATTAGATAAATTACGTGACGATCTAAACCAAAGTGTTGATTCAAGCAAAGATACATTACTCGGTTATATTGAATCCGTTAAAACGGATTTTAATCAAAAATATAGTCAAGAAGAGTTTGAAAAAAAGAAGGAGGAAAATTTTGAAAAAGAGCAAATATTGGAAGCATTAAAACAATCAGAAAGTGATTTAATTACTAGTAAAGATGAAACACTTGAGGAATTATTGAAATATTTAAATAATTTATGCGGTGTTGCAATAACTTATGATAAATCACAATTAAGTCCTACTCCCGAAAATATTTTACAAGTCTATAAATCATATTATAAATATTTAAAAAAAATCAAGGAATTGTATAAAAATTATAAAGATAAAAATAATGAAAATATAAAATCAAGTGAATTATATAAAGAATTATTTGAAACTTTAAAATCTATTATTTTAATAATACACGAGGATGTTATTAATATTGATATAGATGAAATTACAGGAGGAAAAGGTATGTTTTCGTCATTATTTTCGTATGGAAAAATATATAATGAACAAAATATACCAAGTACTACCGAAAAACGTAATAGTCATTTGTCAACTAAAATTAAGTTTAAAAGACGGTTAAATAAAAATATATTGGAAAAATTAGGAACTAAACTAATGATATTAAATGATTTATCAAATGAAATATATAAAGATGTATTAATAAAACTTGCTAGTAAATTTAAACTTGAAAATATATTAAAAGTAAAAATAGAACCAGACGATGAAACATCTACAATTGATCATACATTGCGTAAAGAATTAAATAAAGATTATGATAGTAATAGTGATGATGAGGATGATGATGATGACAGAGGTAGTGGTAAATCTAAAAAAAAGCGCAGAAAAAAAGACGGCGACGATGGTGATGATGATAGTGATGATGATGATAGCGATGACGATGATAGTGATGATAGTGATGATGACGATACAGACGACGAAGAAGGATCAGGTAGTACGAAAAAATCATTTTCTTCAAAGCATACTTTATCACAAAAATCAACAGGATTAGGTGCAGGAGAAGATGGTGCATTTAAAATAAATACAGTAACAACTGTACAAAAAGAAGAAATAGATCAAGAAACAGGTGAAAAAACATATAAACAAGTAAATAAAAATGATATGTCTTTATTACTTAATTTAAACGGACCTGATGGAAATATAAGTATAGATACTCAAGAAATATTAGATAAAGGTTCGGCGGATAGTGTTTTAGCACAAACTGCATAAAAAATAAATATATGTATAAAGTATATGAGATTATTTCCATATGGTACTAAAATTTATCCTAAAGTAAATGATAATAGCGTTTCTTCTAATATTCGTGTAGGAAATGAAATTAGAAAAACAGAAGAATCCAAAAAAAATTTAACAGGATTTAATAATAAATTTGTCGGATATAAAGATGCATCACAAGTGACACGATTACGCGCATCTTCGCATGTTTCAAAACAGGCAGAAAACGCAGATCCTAATAAAAAATTGTCATTAAGTTATGTAAATGATGCATTAAGAAGAAATAGAAACGGTGGAGCTACTGTACCACCAAAAGTTAGATACAGAAAATGAGTAATACACAAATTATATTAAATAATATTTGTTTAATATAATTATGTATAAATTATCACCTATAAAAGAAGAAACTTTTTATGAATTACAATCCGAAAAATCCGAAAATAATATATTTATTTTGTTTATAAATTTTATATTACATATGCCAAATAGAGCATTAATTTTTTTGTCAGAATGTATTAAAATAGACGACGATGATGATGTTTGGCATTATTAACCAAACATACCACCTTTACTACTTGATCCACTTTTTCCATCTAACCATTTCATTAATTTTTGTAATCCAGCAGCATTGTCCATTAATATATTTGTCATATATACACTATTAGTACTTGAGGGATCTGTGGATTTACATAAATTTGCTATTATTTTGTAATTAATAATATCATAAACATCGCCTATAATATCTTCTAATTCTGATTTATTTTTAGATACGTCAATTGTTCCTTCTACTTGTTCTTTTATTTTAGTAATTTTATTTTTAAGATCGCTTATAGAACAATTTGCTGATTCAAGCCCTTCTCTAAATCTAACAGGATTACTTTGATAATCTAACATTCTATAAACAATATAAATAATAAAAACACTAAATACAATTAATATAGAACATGTCATAAATACATCATTTTTGGTTGATAAACTCATATATATTTATTAGAATTTATATTTTAGTGTATTAACATTAATTAAATAATAGTTTTATTCTAATCCTAAACATCGTATATTTGATGACTATATCTTGATTTTATGATATTAAATATTCAAAGATGTATACACAATTAAAGATTTAAAATGGGACAAAATAATATATATGAATATATATGATGGATATTGAATTATATTATGTAAGCAACAGAACATTGGATACTGGTCTAAACAGAAATATAATCAACATCAATCCACATATTTTACACTCGTATGAAGTAATAAAAAAAAGAAATAATTATTGGGGTATTTTTTTACGAGATAAAGATGAAATAATTGGGAATACAATGGTGACATACGAAAAAGAAGATAATATTGATTATTTGCTATTAGTTTCAGTTTACATAGATGACAAATATCGTGGTCGTAAGTTATGTAACGCACTTGTAGAACAAACAATAATAAAAAATGAAATGCGAAATAAAACAAACTTGATAAAAGTTGTTATAGGTGGAGGTATGCCAATATTAAAATGTCTTCTTAGTGTTTTTAATGAATTTAATTATACTATAAAAAAATATAAGACAAAAAGTGAAAATATACAAATACTACAAAATATACGACCGGAAACCGCAATCAAAATAGAACAATCAAATTACGAAAATGATATTTGGCAAACATTGTTTTTTGAAAAAAATGATTAATAGGATTTTGTCCCATTTTAAATATTCAAAGATGTATATACATTAAAATAAAATTGATTTCTTTTTTATTTTTATATAATAGTAACTAACTCAACATGTCAAGAAATCAATTCCCTCATGACCAAGACAACCGTATTCAAAAATTGTATTATGATATAAATATTAATACAATTTTTAACAGAACAAAATTGCAAAATATTAAAAAAAAATTGGGGAAATACATAGATTATTTAAACAATAAATATTACACTGATATACAACCAAGATTATTAGAATTAGAAAAAATGCGTGATGAAGTATATATCCAATGGCAACGAGCAAAAAGAATATCACTAATACATAATCCTACTCCTGAAAATGTAAAAAAACGTGAATCATTAGTTCCAATATTTCGTAAAGCAGATGAAAACTATAGATATATGAAATGTAAAGAATGCTTTTATGATGAAGTTAATTGTGATATTAGGGATAAAATAACAGAAATCAAAAAACAACAACGTAATATTTACAAAAATTATAAAAAATGTTCTCATTGCGAAAACATGAATATAATTACAAATTGTGGTTGTAAATCAAAACATAAATTATGTTCTGATTGTAGTGATGATATAACAGAATGTCCTGTATGTGAAGAAGATTTGGGTTTACAATATTGCGCTATTTGCATGGAAAATAAAAAGAAAATAGTAGAAACGGGTTGTGAAAATAAACATCAAACATGTAAAGAATGTTTGGATAAAATAATAAGAAAGAACAATATGTGTCCGTTTTGTCGTGATTATTGTAGTAAAGAACCAGTAGATCCACATCCAGCTTCATACTATCTGATGGAATCTGGAGAAGATATAAGAGACATGTGGCAAGATAGGGATTACCTCACGGATAATGGAGAAGATATAAGAGACGTGTGGCAAGATAGGGCAGACGATAGGCGGGAGGGTAGAGACCGGTAGAGGGTGATGTAACCGGAATATTTGAATAAAACAAAAAATTGATATATAATTTATATTTTTTTTACGTATAATACAAAAAGCCACAAATATGTCCAATATATTTAGAAATCTTACAGTAGATGACGAAGAACACGATCATGTAAAAACTACAAAAAAGGCAAGGAAAAAAATAAAAGCCATTGACAATTTGAAAAAAAAAGGGAAATTAACAGATGAAGAACAAAATAAAGTAGATAGTGAAGATTATTGGCAGCATATATTAAATCCATTTTATGAAAATGTTGAGAAAAAAAAGGAAAATATGGAGAAATGTAAAGAAAATATAGAAAAAAAGAGAAAAAAGAAGGAAAAGAAAATACGATATCAAGAAATGCTGAATAAAAAAAAAGAACAACGAGAATCTGAACAAAGACAAAGAGAATCTGAACAACGGCAAAGAGAATATGAACAACGACAAAGAGAATATAAACAACGACAACGAGAATATGAACAACGACAAAGAGAATCTGATTTTGAACAAGAACGAAGAAATGAACCAAAAAAAAACGAAAAACGAAAAACGAATACATATAGAATTTAATTTACTAATAGCAAAGGGTCAAACTATTAGAAAAGCAAAACATAGTTTACTACGTAAATATCATCCTGATAAAAATAAGGAAAAATCCGCAAATGAAATGACTCAAATTATAAATAATATGGTTTTAACTTAGTTATTAAGTAAAAATAGTTTAATATTTTCAATCGCCGGTTTTGTGAGTTTTTTTAGTTGATCTTTATTATTTTTATAAGTAAATTCTTCTAATATATTATTATTCTCTCTATAATGCTCCAATAAAGTATTAATTGATTTATGTTTTACCATAATTTCATGTGCTATATTAGCACTTATTTTTGGTATTTGAATTAACATAATCTCTCCAATGTTTTCAATATTGATATTTTCCGATTTAACTTTTTTAATAGTAGAAGAATATAGTTCATTATCTAGTTTCATATTAGAATTTGAAGATAGTGTAGAGAGATTATAATAAAAAGAAGTTTTATCTTTATTTATTTTATCTGCAAATTTTAGAATAATATTTGATGACTCAACTTTATTACTAGATTTTATAATACTAAAACCTTTATACAACATTAATGAACACATACATGAATATACCGTATTCATATTTATCCTAGGGTTTTCTATATACCCATATCCGGAGGTAATACCTTCTATTAAATAAATAATATTATGATTGTGTGTATCACTAGAATTCAAACGTAGAGATTGTTCTTTATAGCGTCCATCTTTTACACTTGACATTAAATCTGCTATACTTTTTCTCTCAATAATTAGCATTTCTTTATCATCATCATCTTTTATAATAATATCACCAATATCCAGTCTCTCTGTATGTAATGTAATATCTTTTGATAATTGTTCTTTTTCTACAATACTTTCACATATTGATATGATATCTTTCTCTCTATAATCAAAAACTATCTTCATAAATAATTAATAATTATTTTTTCATATAGTTTATGCTATTAAGTATTTAATTATTATAATAAGAAGGTTAATGATAAATAATCATATATATACTTATCTAAATGTATATAAATAGATAAGTGTATATATATTATAATGTACGAAAAAGATGACGATGTTATCAAGTCAGGCGATAAATTAATTTTTAATCCATATAATACAAATAATATTGAGATTACATTGAGCAACGTTCAATCTATTCTCAAAAAATATGGTGTTCCGTCTAGTGTTTTTAATATTGAATTATATAAACGATCATTTATTCATAGATCGTACGTTAAAAGACCACAAATTGAGAATGATTCCCAAAATATATTTATTGTTGAAAAGCCCCCAAAATGTATGACATTAAAGAGTAAATCAAATGAAAGATTAGAGTTTTTGGGTGATGGAATATTAGAATGTATTACAAAATATTATTTATATAAACGTTTTCCCAAAGAGAATGAAGGATTTATGACTGAAAAAAAGATAGCATTGGTTAAAAATGAAAGTATTGGTAGACTTGCATATGAAATGGGTCTTCATAAATTTTTGGTAATATCAAAACATGCAGAAGAAAAAAATACACGAACCAATTTAAAAAAGTTGGGTTGTTTATTTGAAGCGTTCTTAGG